ACGCGCGAAATGCTCGAAGCGGGCCGCATCGCGCTCAATGGAGGCATCTACTGCGGCGACACTCGGGCAGACGTTGAGGCGCAGCATGTGGCCGCGATTTACACCGCCATGCAAGCCGCCCGCCCCACCCCCGACCTCAGCAATGTCGAGGAGCTGGTGGAGAGGGCGAATAAGTCAGCCGATCGAATGCATTATTGGCTGGACTCCGCGATAGGCAATCGCTTCGAATGCGAGGAGTCGTCACAAGTTATTCGCGCCCTGCTCGACACGATCACCGTCCTACTCGATCGCTCAAGATGATGGACCTTATCCCGCTTTCGCGGCTTCGCCGTCGAGCCAATCTTCGTTGTCTCGCCCCTTCGGGCTTCAATCGGGGGTAATCAGATGATCGTGCTAAACGGAGGTCGGCTATTCCACCTGTCGCTCGATTTGGGCGATAGGTGGGCGTGGCTGAGCATCTTGCCGGATCGCGCGAACACAGCGCGGGAGAACAGGAACGTGCCGCTTGGCTGGCGCGCGTGGGAGTTCCTCAAGTGGGGCCGGAAGTGGACGATCCTCAGCTGGCCTTCCTCCTCTTCCGAACCGACGCGATAATTCCTGAAGCCAGCTCCATTGCTTGCTTGTCTGATAATTGAATACCGAGTGATCCCTGATTGGCGAATATCTGTAGCCAGAGTTCGGATGTGATGGTGACTTGTTTGCCGGGGCTAGCGTCAATGGTCATTTCACAGCCACCCTTTGCCCGTCGAAGTAAGAGCCGCACGTTTGGCAGTGTAGCTGCTGAATCCGCGACGCCTTTGTCCGGCGATACTTGCTGACATGCACATGGCCGCTCCCGCACGCCCCACACTGGCGGGGGCCGCGCATTCCCAAATGCGGATGGTTCCTGATGTAGGGGCGGACCTTGAGGTAAACGTCCTCAAGCAACGTCACATCCTGGCAGTTGTAGCGCTTCATCATGCGCCGAGCCTTGGGACAGCCGTTCATGGCCTTGACCCACAGCTCCATGCCCTCGTGCTTGACCTTGCTGTCGCCGACGAGCTTGGGGCCGATGTATGCCAGCTTGTTCGACAGGAAGCCGAGCTTCTTGACGGCCTTGTAAACGTCGATCGATGTATGCGGGGGAGGCGGGGGAAGGCCGGCCAGAAGGAACTCGCCGAGCAGCTTTGGATTGTCGTATTTGTCGCCGTTGAACGTGACGATCGCGTCGGCTTCGGAGAACAGCGCGTGGGCCGCTTCCGCCATGCCCGTGCGCCCTCCGCTCTCCCACTCAGCGCAGAAGTGCATCTTGCGCTCGCCCAGCCACTTCGCGGCGAAGCACAGGAGGCCGCCGTCGTCGATAAGCTGATTGAGGGCTATATTCACATCGTAGAGCTGCCACACATAGGCGATTGCAGGCTTCCACTCGATGTCGAGCACGAGGATGCGCGGTTCATCGGGCATAGAACTCCCTCGCCCGCGCGCCTGCTAGGCGGCGGCTACCGTAACTTGATTGTGATTGGATTTTGTGCTAGGCGCAGGGCCGGTTGCGGTGCCGTGGTGCTAGTGGTTCCAGCTAGCTTGTTCCGGGTTCGAGTCCCGCTCCGGGGAGTGGAAGCCTCCGGTATAGCTCAACAGGCAGAGCAGCGTCCCGCAACCATCACTTCCCCGGATCGACGCAACGATAGATCGCCTGACTAACCCGAAAGCAGAGCATCTGGAATCGGTTCAGCGGGTAATCGTCTGGAACACCACGCTCGAACACATCGCCGATCCAGAAGAGGAGGCGGATCATTTGCCGGGGTCCACGCATCCCCCGAGCACGGTGAGCAACCCGTCCGAATAGGCGCGGACTCTAATCAGGTTTCCCGCGAGGATTTGCGTGTCGCGGTCTGCGTTACCTGTGAGCTGGTCGTGGACTTTGGGTGGCTGTTGGCGCTTCAGTTCTTCGAGCTGGGCGCGGGTGATGCAATAGACGGGCGCGTATCTGGTTGTCGCGCAGCCGGTGAGGACGAGAAAGAGCGCGGCGCTTGCTGCATTCGCAGAGCCACCGCGCAGGATTTGACCTAGCGCATTTTTCATGCTAGCGCAATCCTTTCGCTGGCCGAGGCGGTTTGTATTGTCCAAATCGCAGATATGGCGGCCACCACCGTCCCCTCTGGTGGGAGGGCGGCCAGCGGATTTCAAACGTCCGCCTGAAGCACCCCGCTCGGTGTAACCCCGTGGCAATCGGTCGGCGGAATCGGCGCTTGTTCCACCACTTTCGCCCGCCCGTCCGCATCATGGATTACGCGCGTAACCACCTTCACATTCTCTGCCGTGGTTTGCTTTTGCGTATCGCGCTTTGAGGAGATCGCTTCGAGCTTCGCGTGTTCGGCGTTGAACTGCTTCTGCCATTTCGCCGCGTCGTGTCGGGCATCCACAAGGGCAAAGTGCTGAATCACGAACAGGATCGCCAGCGCGATTACGCCAAGCTCGGCAAGCGAGCGCCGCGACAGCCACGCGCCAATGCCCGACGCGAGAGACTTGAGGAATCCGCCAATCGCGAGCCAGGTCATCAGGCATCCCCCATCTTACGGCAGCAGCGAACGCACCATATTTGCGTGCAGAGAACCTTGAGGTCCGGGATTCGAACCACGGGGATCATCAGCCGCTTATGTCCGAGCAGCAGACAGCGGATGTTCACTCGGTCCCCGCCCGATAGCGCTCGACCAACACGGCAATCGCGTATCCCGCAAGCGCGAGGCAGATGAAGATAGCGATGTCGAGCTTGCTCATGCCTTCGCTGCGCAAATGGGCGTGTCGGCGAGCGCCACGGACCCGCTCCACCCCTGTTCGAAATTGTAGACGTTGACCGTGCCGACAACGCGCCCAGTATCAGCGTCCACGATGGGGCCGCCGGACTGACCGGGGATCACCGTGATGACGCCTCTGAGGATCGAGAATTGCCCGCTCTTCTGTCCGGTCGCGACCAGCTCGACCTTGGTTTGAAACGGAAGCCCGCGCGCGTAACCGATCGCCAGATACTTCTTGCCCTGAACGAACCCGCCGCAGTCCACTGGAATGAACGGCCCCTCGTCCCCGGCGAGGATGGCGAAGTCCTTTGTCGGCGAGGCATAGAGAACCTTCACCGGAACGCCGCCGATCTCGCAGGTTCCCGGCTTGGTGACGTGGTTGACGGTGAGGAGATACTTGCCGACGCGAAAGGCCGTTCCCGCGCTCCATCCGCCCGGCATGGGGCAGATGACCTGAACCACCGCCTTGGGCGGGACAAGCCATGTCGCAGCCGGCGCTGGCACGACCAGCGACAGCGCAAGAAAGCTGCGCAGCATGTTGTGAATCCCCCCGGATTATGGTAGGTGCTGGGCTATGTCAGCAGTGACTGAGAGCGATGTCTTAATGGCAATGCGGGCGGCCTATCTGGGCGTCCCGCCATTCGGCACGTATGCTGAGAATGATGGCGCGACGTGGCAGCCTTGGGGACGTAGCGAGAGCTGGCGTTGGGAGCCCCTAAACCTGCTCGCGATGGGCAAGGGGCGGCCAAGTGGCGAACTGACGCTCACGCCCCCGGCGTAACCGCTGGTCCATCCGGCACAAACGCCGCAATCATCAGCAGCAAAAACCCGATCCAGTTGAACGGCACGGGAAGCACGGAAACCGATCCCATCGCGCCGACGATAAACATATAGGTCGAGCGCTCGTTAAGCCTCTGGCGTAGGTAGTTGATGATCTTCACGGCAGAGTATCCGATAGGTAAAGATGCGTCTCAGCGGCGCGGCGCTTGATGAGCCCTTCGGCAATGCGCCCGTCCGCGTAAATCCACTTGGCGAACTCAGCCGCCGCTCCAGGATAGTTGCCCGCCCGATGCTTCCGCAGCAGCGTCGAGTTCTTGAGCTTCGATGCACCAAGGTTGAAAACGAAATCGGTCAGGGCATCGAGTTGGCCTTGAGATACGATCCCATCGGTAAGCTGGAGAACGCTGTCGCAAGCGTGCGTGGCGTCGTTGTGAAGCAGGGTTTCCGCTTCATCGACGGTAATCTTCTTGTTGGGCGTTACGTCGGGTCCGGTATGGCCGTAGCCCACGGTCCACACCCCGCCCATGTCCTGATATGCCTTGAGCCTCAGCCCCTCGGATTTGCGAATGAGGGCGAAGCAAGTTGCGCTAGGCACCATCGGGAACCCTTTAGGAATCAACGCGTTGAGAGGATGTCACCGGGAGGGGTATTCCCCGCGTGACATGGTGATCGGCTGATGGCGACTGAGGCCGGTTAGCTCGGTATCGGCTCCGGCGAAGTACGTGGCCTGCGGACAGGTTTCCCCCGCTCCCGCAATCCTCAGAAAAGCCGGAGCTATTTCCTTTTTGGCCGTTTTCTGCTAATGCTCGGCTTATGTCGGCGACTGATGAAAAGCGGTTCGAGGAGCTGCTGATTTATGGCGAATGCGAAGGGCCATTGCCCGCCTGCGCGCACCCCAAATTCGCCCGCGAGACGCGCTATGTTGACGGGCGGACCTATTGGGTTGGCCCTGAGAAGCTGATCGGCAAATCGCTGGTGGAGTCCGTTCGCGAGCAGATGGCGAACTGGCCTAAGCCGCCCGCCTAACGCAGCTTGGCGAGCAATGCCTTGAGCTTCGCGGGCACGGGCTCTGTAGTAGTGTCAAGATACACTTGACGCAGCGCGCGGGCGATCTTCTCCTTGGTCATCGCGGCGGCCCGTAGCGAAAGCGATCATGGATGCGGATCACGCCGAGCGCGAACGACGCAAGGCCCGCGAGAATAGTGACGGCGAGAGCCGCGCCCTGCCAGAAGCTCAATGTCGCGATACCGGCGAAGAACCATGTCCCGATGTCGAGCATCCGGTGATCGTGCATACGCTTAACTTTCGCTATCGAATTGGCTAAACAGAACCCGTGAGACTCTTTTTCTGGAAGCGCCGCTACACGATGACGTTCGCCGCAGAGGACGGGCGAACGGTTGAGGTTAGACCGGACCCCGGGCAGTCTGTTCGATCTGCGTTGTTCCAGGGAACCGCGATGGCGAGCAAGAAGCTGTCCGACTAACTTTCGTTGACTGCGAGTCCGTAACGAGCTAGTGAATCCCCGCCGGATCGTTTTATTGGTGGGCGACGATGTTGCGTTACATCTCGCAGATCTTCACGGGGGAGGATGAGCCGACTGTCGGCGTGTATCTCTCCATCGTTCAGATCGCGGTCGTTGCGATCGGCGGGGCTGTCGTAATCTTGATCGCCGCTCTGGTGATCTAAATGTATTCATTGCTGTGGTTTGCCCGGCGCGCTCTGGGCGTCGAGGGCGATTTTGTTGTCGCTTCCGCTCGCGTTGCCCAGGCTCTCCGGGACAATGGGCTCAAGCGGCCAATCCATATCTTCGGCGAGCATGGGCGGCTCGATAAAGTGGCGTTCGTCCACGCCAGTGATCCCGACACGATTGCGTCCGTTTGGCCCTTCGCTGAGAAGGGGGCGGTGCTGTTCCTTGACGATAGCTCGGTCGCGAGCTGCGTTCCCGAACTCCATCTCGATATGCTCGGTCTGCCCGGTGGCCGGGGTGTGGCGATCAAATGATCCAGCGCTTCATTAAGTGGCTTCGGAGCCCGCCGAAGAAGGGCATCTGTCATTACTGTGGTTGCGATGTTCCCCACTGGCGAGACGCCTGCGAGGAATGCGTCGAGTTCTGGCCCGTGTGGTGACTAAACCATCGTGAAGTTGCCGCCGGAGCCGTTGTTCGTAACGGTGGCCCCGGAAGCAACGGCAAGAGCGCTGCCGTGCAGATCAATCAACGGAGTGCCGATGTTCGCCGCAGCCGTGGCGGGATCGAGCAATGCGCCGCCGGACATGAAATAGCCGCGCAGGGTTGCATCTGTCGCATCGGGCGAAGCGATGCTTGGATTATCCCAAAGCATGAACCGCTCATAGGTCGCAGCGCCCTTGAAGATGTCGTAATTGTTCTTGAACACGAGGCTGATGTCGCCAGAGACCGCGCCCGTCGTGCCGGTGCCTCCGAGCTGCACGCCTGTCGCAATGTTCCACATGGTGCCGTTGAGGGTCGCGCTTGTGCCGTTCGACTGAAAGCAGATCAGCAAGAGATAGTGCGTATCCGCGACCATGTTGGTCGAGGGCGGCACGATGACATTGGCGAACGCGGTATTGTCCGACTTCTCTTGAAGAATCTGGAGCTTGCTCGTCCCGCCCAATGTCCAGGTTGGAACGCTGTCCGAGGAGCCATTGGCAAACATCAGGCCGCCGCTGCTCGCCACCGCCAGCTGCGCCGCTGACCGGCTGAGCGTGATCGCCGCGATCATCTTGCGCGTGGTGGTCTGGAATCCGGTGAGCGCAGACGACTTACGCGGGAAGTTCGTCCCGTTCATGCTCGTCCACACTTCGCTGAACGCCGCGAAGGCAAGCGGGGTCGTGACGACTGCGGAGATATTGCCGCTGCGATCCTTGTGGACGACCGCGAGAGTGTCCGTCTGGCCGGCTGTTCCGGAGACGCTCCACGGCCCCAATGAGCCGGGATTGGAGACCGCGAAATTACCAGACGAGAGCGCCGCGCCGCCAGCGCCGTTCAGACCGGCGACAACCTGCGCGCCAGAAGGAACGGAGCCGCCGTTATAACGCACCCAATAGAGTGTGCCGCCGCGCTCGTTCGTTGTGACCGTGACCGATGCGGAAGTCCCAGAGATCGTCGCCGAGAGGCTCGAAAGCGTCGGCGCGGTGGTGTCGACCTGGACCGGCCAATGCTTGCCGTAGGGCCCGTCGCCGGGATCAGCCGGGTCCCAAGCGTAGCCGTTAAGCGTCATGCGCAGATTGATGTCGGGGAACCACGTCTCCCAAGTCGCAATAAACGCGCTTTCGTCCTTGCCCGTCTTTGTGGTCAGGATCGAGCCGGGAACGGTATTCCAGTTGCCGTTCGTATAGTCGTAAAACAGATCGTCATAGTTCGTATCGACGGTATCGTTCGCGCCGATGGCCGTGCCCCTCATCAGCACATTGTAGTCCGGCGTCGAGACGACATGACTGTATTGGATGCCGTGCGCGGCGTTGTTCGCTATTTCCCAATTCACTGTGTAGAGCGTGCTGGAATTGGTCGCCACGAGGGCGTCCGGCCCCGTCGCGCCAGTATTGGCCGAAGGCTTCGGGAAAGCGTTGTTGATGAGCCCGTTGTTCGAGGTGGTGGTCGGGACGGGGGGCGAAATATCCGCAGTCTGGTCAACGAATGCGCGGGCATCGGTTGTTCCAGAATCGGCGGGGGCGAGGTTCATGCCGAACAGCATCCGCGAGGACTGCTGGCATGTCATGTAGCCGCCACAATTGATAAACAGGTTGCGCCAGCAGAGAACCTGGTCACAGCCGAGATAGAAATTGATCTTGTTCGCGTGTCCGCCAGTTCCGCAGTTCTCAGCCTTATTATCGACTGCCGCGATGAGGACTTGACCATAGAACCGCCATGCGGTCAGCGAGGTCCGGTAGGCGTAGTTGTTGAGGCAACGATTGCCGCTCGGGCTATAGCTGCTGTTGTTGAAGAACACGCCGAAATCGTTCTGGCCCTGCTTGATGTCATTGTATTGGATGACATTGCTGGTCCCGCCGACGACGATCACACCGCCGTTGCCGATGAAGTCCTTGTAGCTGTAATACTGGACGGTGTTCTGCTTGAAAGAACCATTTGTGGTGCGGTCGAAAACGACAGTGGCGACCGTGGCGGTGGTATCCGAGTGCGCACAGTGCCCGAACTCGATGTTCGAAACCGCGTTGCTGGATGACTGCGAGAACTTGAGAATCGTGTTTTTAGATGCGACCGGTACGCCCGCAGAGAGGTTCGCTGGATTGTTCGGCCAGATGTAGAGCGTCCACGTCCCGTCGCCGTTGTCCTTCACGCCGTATTCGCCGACAGACAGCGCCGGAAGGAGGTTCAGCAGCGCGTAGCAATCGCCGCGAACGGTTTCCTTGGTAAGCGTGTTCGCCGCGAGCGTGAGAACGCCGCTGGAACTGGTTGCGACCTTGACCAACTGCGCCTTGTTCGCAGAGGCGTGGAGCATGATTGAGCAATTGGAGAGCTGCGCGTCGGTGTAGGGCGTCGTTCCGTTGCCGAGGACGGCAGCATGGGTGACGGTTGAGGGATGCGACGATCCGTCAAGCCCGATGGTAACGCTGTCGCCATAGATCGTTGACGAATAGAAGGCGTCGATAGCGTCCTGGAAATACAGATCGCTCGTGTCGTGCCGGAGTTGGACGAGGTTGAGCGGAGTGCCGTTCTCAAGCGGAAGCAAGCTGTTGAACGAAACGCCAGAAGCAAGATTGCTGGTCGCGAATGTCGCTTTGTAGATCGACGCGTAGTTGGAGCCGACGACCGAAGCATCCCCGGCGGTGCATTGTGCAAACCCGGTGACGGTATAGGAGCCGCGCCACTTGGGCTGTTCGGTATCGTAGCCGTGGAACTCGATCCCGTTGGTGGTGCAGGTGATCGCGGCGGTGTAGATTTGCCCCTGATGCCCCCTGAGCGCGATCTTCTTGTTTCCGCCCGCCGCGACGGCAACCGTGTGCGCCTTGGTCGTGGTTTTGAACGGCGCTGCCAGAGAGCCGGTGCCCGTCGTGTCGTCACCGTTGATGCTGTCAACGATGTAATCGAAGGTGGTTCCAGAACTATGTCCTGCCGTGCGCCCGTAGAGGATGGTCGTAGGAACGACGCCCGTGCTAAGAGCCGTCCGCGTCCGCAGGATATGGATTGGCTTCACGCTACGCTTCCTGCGCGACCGCGAGAACGTCGAGCTTCGTCGCCGCCGCGTTCCAGACGCAGCCGAGATAGTGGACCTTGCCCGCCGCTGTTGCCGTGGGGAGCGTCACCCCAACGGCGCGATATTGCGTTCCGTAGGCAATGCTCTGAGAGGATCCGTTGTCCTTGATCCGAATGACGATGCCCCACCCGTCAACGGCTGTCCCCGATGGGTTGGCGAGGGTGAGCCCGACAGCCTGCGCGGTGATGTTGACCTGATCGTTCGAGAACGTGGGGGTGACTGTGGCCGAGGATGTGACGGCCTGAATTTGCGGCGCGGCGGGCGCAAAGGCGGTGGACGCCTGCGTTGCCGCAGTCCCGAGCCCGAGCGTCGTCCTCTGGGCCGCCGTGTCCACATCGTCGATGAGCGCCCGACCAGCAGTGGTCAGGACACTGGAATCGATGGTCCACGTCGCACCGGTGCCGGAAACGACAATATCGCCCTTGTCGCCGTCCGAAAGCCCGCCGCCGCCCGTCGCGCTGAGCGTCGTCCCCGACATCGACAGACCGGTGCCGAGCGTGATTTCGCTATAAGGTGCGCCCGATCCAGTTGCGCCCGAGCCGAGGAGCTTTGAATTGGCGGAAGCGTTCTGGATTTTCGCGAGCGTTATCGAGGCATCGGGAACGCTGATGAACGTGCCCGAGGCGTCGAACGCCACAAAAGTGTTGTTGGTGAAGGGATTGGTCCCGCCGACGGCCCCAGTGACATTGACGCCCGCGCCCCCGCCAACAAAATGGTTGCCGCTAGAAGTGAGCAGGTTGAAGCCGTAGCCCTGCCCGCCGAGCTTGCCGGCCTGGGTTCCCTGCCCGCTATAGCAATTCGAGAAATAGTTATTCGGCGCAGCGCCGAAGTTCCAGCCGTCGTAAGTGCCGTTCTGCGTAGTACCGTCAACATAGCTATTGTCGATTGCACTACAGGACGAGAAGGTGCAGCGCGACGTATTCCCGATCAGACTCCAGCCGTGCTGCGTATTCCGGTCGGCAAGGCACGAAGATAAGCTCATGCCCTGCACGTTGTTGAGAATGAAGCCGCTGGTCCCGTTGCCTGTGGCGATCAGGTTAGAGGCCGTCCCCAGCCTCATTTCCTGCATCAGAAAGCCGGCGAGCCCGTTGTTGGCCGCGATGAGGTTGGAATAGGTGCTTTCGCGGGTGACGTAATCGCCAGCCGTGTAGGTGCCGCCAAGCGTGCCCTTGAGCTGAAACCCGTTCGATGTGTTGCTGAACGACGTGCAGTTTGACAGCGTGGAGGCAATGAAGCCATCGTAGGTATCGAAGCCGTCGCCATTGCAGTCAACGGCATGGCACCTGTCGATCTTGCAGTTGTATGAGCCGCCCCCGGCCTTAAAGCCGTCTTGGTTGGAGACGTTATAAGCGTAGCAATCCACGAACTCGCAGGCCGTCGCGAAATCCATGAAAAAGGCGTAGCTGCGTGACGAAAGAGAGACGCAGCGCCTCGCGCTGTTCCGAAGATTGATTGCCTGCGGGGGGACGAGGTTGGCAGACTGCCAAAAGACCGCGTTGTTCGTCCACTTGTCGAACACGATATCTTCAACATCGCAGTCGATGCAGTCACGCAGACTCATGGCGACTTGGCCGCTCACCTGAAGCTCGCTCGCGGCCATCTTGAAGCCAGAAAGGCGAATGCCGGACTTCCCGGTCGCCGTGAACACTTCACCAGCTGCGCCCAAGCCCGTGAAGTAGAGAGTGGTGCGGCTTTCACCCGGACCAACGATTTGTTCACCGTCATCCAGCGGGAAGTTCGGCGCGGCCTGATTCACCGTCAGCGTGCCGTCGGGAAGTAGAAGCGTCCTTTTGAGTAGGGAGGCGACGGCCCGCGCCCCGTTCAGCGCGGCATAGTTATCTGAGGAAGTAGCAGAAACGCCGAACCACTTGGCATGGACCCAAGTGTCGATCCCCGGATGCCGCACCCATGCGCCGGATGCGCCCGTAGTGTCGGTTGTCGCCGGGACGTAGATGCCCTGATGGTCGTGGTCGGCGGTGACTTCGGCTGACAGGTCTGAGCTGTTGAAAACGAACATGCCCTCACGGCCAGCCTCGCGGAGGTAGATGGGGCGACTTGTGTCGGAGAGGGCGGCGAGGGCTGTCCGGTCAGCAACAGAACTCGCAGCAGACGCAAAGGTGGACGGATCAATCTCGGTCGCTTCGCCATTACTGTCGAAGCCGAGGACCATGTTCGCCGTTCCCGAAAGAACGTGATCGTCGTTCCAGGCGTTGGACGAAACCTTGCCGTCGCCGCTGTCGGAGCTGACAGCGACCTTGGCGTGCCTCACGCGAAGGGTCATGGATGTTCCTCAGTGAATTAGAGGGCGCGGTAGCGAAGGACGCTGCCCTTGCTGATCGTGACTGTGGCGGGGCCGCCGCTGTTCTCGTATTTGATGTCGAGGCTGCCTGTGGCGGCGAGCGAACCGGTGTAGAATTGACCGCGAATGGTCACTGGCGCGAATGCGCCGATGGCAGCGATGTTGGCGGTCGTAATCGTTGCCGTATTGTCGCCGCCAGCAGCAACGACCGCGCCCGAAAGAGCGCACGATATGGAGGCGCTTCCGGTGACGCCGGACGGCCAAACCAGCGCAATCCTGAGATTGTTGGCCGAAACCTTCGCGCTGATCTGCGCGACGAACTCGTAATAATGGTTGCCGAGGAAATTTGTGCCCGAGACGGTCAATCCAGTGCTTACGAGCGTGGAGGATGCGGTCGTTGCATCAGAGGTCAGCTTGACCACTGTCCACGGGTCAGAGACGCTGGAAAGCGCGGTCTGGACGAAGGCGCATGTCGCCAGTTGGGTGGTATTCGTTCCCGCTGAAGCCGTTGGGGCGGTTGGAGTGCCGGTGAAGCCAGGAGAGGCGAGCGGGGCGCGCGACGTGTCCGTGGGATGGACGTGATCCGCGCGGGCGTATTTGAGCGACGTTCCAACGGCCGCCGACCCATTCATCAATGGATTGGTCGTGGACGCCTGCCCGACGACAAACGCGGTCGTTGCGATCTGGGTGGTGTTCGTGTCGTCGGCGGAAGTTGGGGCCGTGGGCGTGCCGGTGAACGCGGGCGAACTCAAGCCTGCCGCATTAGCCATGACAAACGCGGTCGTCGCAACCTTGGTCGAATTGTCTCCGAAGGCCGCCGTGGGGGCGGTGACGGTTCCCGAAAATGACGGTGAGGACAGGGGAGCCTTGAGGTCCAGCTCCGCCTGAAGGTCCGACTGGTCCGACAGGTTGCCCGTCGCTGCGCCCCAAACGAAGGTCGTTCCCGATCCAGCAATGCCCATCGGAATGCCGAAATCGAGAATTACGGCACTTGCGGTTCCGACGTTAGCAACCGTCGCCGGAGAGCCTGGCGGAAGCGTTGTCACCGTGCCGATGGCGACCGTCGCAGAATCCCCCGGTTCTCCCGATTGCATGGGAATGTTGGGGACTCTCTTCAGGCGCGTTACGGCATCCTGTGCGTAAATATCGACGTGATAGGTTCCAATCGGAACATAGAGAGACACGTTGCCCGCATCGTCGATCTTGGCGAGCCCATCGACGCCCGAATCCGCGACAATGGCGGTGCCCGCATCATCGGCATAGATGGGCTGCGAAGTGCCGCCGTCATCGTCGTTCGGATCGGGCTGCACGAGGCCGACGTAATAACCGGCGAGCGCATTGCCCTTGTTGTCCGTGATCGATTGGAAATAGTGGAACATCCAGACCTCTAGGGTGTGCCGGTGCTTTCGCCACCGGACGGCGCGGAATTGACCGGCGTGTAATCGAAGGTGCAGAGCCCGCTCGTCGCGGTCCCGGAAAGCCCCGTGCTATCGTGGCAGACGCACTTGAGCTTGACGGTCACGGTCCCGTTCGGCGGAATGTTGCTGGCGGTCGTCGTGGTGCTCGCCGACGCGGGCGAGTTGATGGCTACTGTCCCATCCGTCTGGGCGAATGACCATGCGTAGGAATAGGGAGCCGCGCCGCCGCTCGGCGTGGCGGTCAGGCTCGGCGAGGTTGCATGAGAAAGGAGGGAATTGACCTCGAAGCTGGACGGGCTGATCTTGAGGCTGAGCGTCGGAGACGGGCTTGACGTAGGAGTCGGCGTCGGAGTGGGTGTTGGAGTTGGGGTCGGTGTGCGCCTGACCGTGAAATTGCAGACATCGCGCCAAGCGCCGTCCGCGTAGCATTTGCCGCTGAGGATTTTCCGCCACGCATGATTGACATAGGCCTGTGCCGACGTGGTTTCGCGCCACGCGCCGCCCTTGCGCATCTGCATCAATAGAAGAACACGAACGTGCCCTCTTGCGGAGACGAGGGGAGCGCCGAGCCTTGGGGAAGGACATAAACCGCACCGCCAGACTGAGCCGATGCGGCATTGTAGAGGTATCCGCCGGAGCCGGAGCGGGCGATCTGCCCCGTGAGCGTCCCGCCAGCAAGCGGCAGATAAGTGCCCGCCGGGGAAGCGACAGTAAGTGAGAACGACTTGATCGCCGCCGCCATCGCCCGAGCGACATCGTTGATGTTCGCAGCAGGGCAGTTCTCGGCGACCGAGATGCCCTCGATGGTCGTATTGTTGGCCGCCACAGTGGACCAATCAGATACCGCCATGGCGTTCTCCGTTGTTTTGAATTAGGTTTTTCGGTAAAATCAGGCGGTGGATCGGATCGCCGCCGCCCGTGAGCGTCTAGAAGCCGTTCGGACCCTCGCCAGACAGGCGGGAGAGGCCGGCCCCCCGTGTTCGGAATGTCGTTACAAGACCCTACTCGGCACCTGCGGGAACCCCGCCTATGTTGAGATGACCTTCGAGCCCGCCAGCGGGCGGCTGATCGAGCATTTCGATACGCCAGTCAGCAAGGCGAGGGCGCAGGACGGTTTGTGCGGAGCCGAGGCGATATTGTTCGAGCCCCAAATCCCGCCGGTTGTCGTTGGAAAAGCGATTGTGAGCGGCTCCTGGACCGCATTCCGGCTCGTGATCTTCGGTGCCGCTCTGTTGCTGTTTATCGGGTGGTTACTGCGCTAGTTCGGGCTGGAAGATGAAGTCCCTTCCGAGCGACGAACCGAACATGCCCGCGAGCTTCGGGTTGGCGTTGATGATGTAGTTGCCGATCCGCACCAGCCTGTCCGGCCTGTCCGCTAGAAGCGCCTTCTGGATGATCTTCTGTCCAGTCTTGCTGTATGGTCCCATAGCCGCAAGCCCGAGCAGCGCGCCGTATCCCGCGCCGAACTGCCCGTCTTTTAGGCGATCATCACCCAAGGCCGCGCCCGCTGTCCCGCCGATTGCGCTGGACGCGAGCGGGACAAGAAGCATCCGCCCCGCCGTCCCTGAATCCGGCGTAAGGTTGGGCATGACCTCATTCCCGGCTTGGGTCAGGTCGTAGAACGGACGATTGACCCCCGTAAGTGACGCCAACCGACCACCGAACTTGCGCGTGTTCACGCGTGAAGCGTCGTCCAGCCTGCCAGCGCTGAAGATTTGATCGCCCTTCTGCGTCGGGCCGTTGTCGAGCGCCGAGGCGAGTGTTTCCGTCTGCGCGTGGAGCCTGTTGGCGGCGTTGAGCGCGTCCAGCGTGCCCTGCGGCCCCTGACGGGCGGCGAGTTGCTGAAGATTGTCCTCAACGTCCTTCAGGGCGTTCACCGCGTTGCGCGAAAACGGCGCTCCAGCAATGGATGAACGGTTCGCTTTCGTGTCGCTCAGCGCAGACTGGAAATCCCGCCCATTCAGCAATCCGTTCGCCGAAACACGGTCGATCTGGTCGAGGCCCTTGCCGACTTCGGACCCGAACGCGGGCATATCGGGGATCGCCGCACGAACCCCCGCCTGAGAACCCGCGAACTGCGCATCGATCGGGAGTTGAAGCGGATTGAGGAAGTCGTAGGCCTTGGTGCGGAGGTTGGCGAGTTCGTCCAGTCCCGCAGCTCCGGTCGCTCCCGAGCCGCCAGCCTCTTTGAACGCGGCTTGGTTGAATCCAACGTCACCACGCTTGCGGGCGGTATTGATAACCGCATCGAAGCCGGGAAGCCCCGCCGCGCGATCCTCGATCCCGCCGACGATGTGCCCGATAGTGCTGTTCGAGCCACGCCCGATGCGCCCGACCGTCAGCGGAACGCCGAGGTTGTCGAGACGCTGGAGCGCTGGATTGGTAACGCCAGTCGCCAGACCGCCGACAGCCCTTTGAACGCCGCGCCCCAATGCTCCGAAGCCGAGGCCCGACACACCACCGAGCGCAGCGCCAACCCCACGGTTGTCATCGCTTTCGCCAGAGCCCGAAAATGCGCCGTAAAGCGCGTCCGCAGTGGGGCGGCCATAACGCATCGCCAACAGCTTTCCGACGCCGGGAACGCCGCCTGCCATGCCTTCCAGCGCAGCCTGTCCAGCAACGTCCCCCACGAGCGATGCAACGGGATGTCTGCCGCGCAGCAGGTCCATGCCGGTCTGTGCGGCTGCGGGGTCTTGCGTGAGGTCGTTGAGATACCCGCCCGTCACCGCGTTCGTCGCGGCAACGCCAGCCCCAATAGCCGCGCCGCCGAGATTGCTGGCTGCCGCCTTGTTTAGGATTTGGCGGTCGGGCGTCATCGGAACGGACTTGGTATAGAACGCGGGACCGATCGGATAAGCCTGCCCAGGATTGGCGCGCTGCCACTCCTTGAAGCTCGGCACGCTCGGAAACGACTTCTTGCCGGCCCGATACTGAAGCAACTCGCCGACGTTCGTGTTTGCCGGATCGACTCCACTCTGCTTCAGAAAACTCATGATCTGTGCGTCGGGCGTCCCGTCCGCAATCATCTTACCGACTTTGCCGCCCGTCGCTTTCAGAACCGGGTCGATAACGTCGCGCGTCTTTCCGGTCGCAAAGTCCACTTGGTCGCCGCTGGACGGCATGGTGACAGGCGGAAGCGCCGCTGACGGGGTGATGAAGTCTTGAGGGGTTGCAGGGCGCACCGTGCCGTTCGGCATAGGGACGCCGCCGAGCGTCTGGATGGCCGTCTCGCGGGCGTTCTGCGCGAGATCGCGCATCGATTGTATCTTCTGTTCGATCGTGGAGTCGAAGTTGCTCGATTCCGGAATATACGGACCAACCGCCTTTTCGGCCTCGCGCTCGGTGTTGAGCTGGCCGCCCGTAAATCCGAGGGACTGGCCGATGATGCCGCGCGACTTATTCGCCTCCGCGTCGAAGTTCTTGTTGGTCGCCGACGGGAGGAAGTCCTTCAGACCCTCAATCCCGCCCGTTGATCCCGGTCCCTTGATGAAAAGCTCGTTCAGGTGATCGGCAACGGCGTCGAGCTGCTGTGCGTAGCCGTATTGCTGGATGGCCTTCTGACGAACGGACGCGTCGAGCTGCGGCCCGTCAGCGGGCAGTCCGGCAATCGGCACAGCCTGCGGCGCGTTCGGCGAGCCGCCAACGACGAAGCCGGGCTTTCCGGGGACGAAGTTCGGAGCGGGGGCCGCTGGCGCGGGAACGCCGGGCAGCGAACTCACACCCTGGCCGGGCGTGTAAACGAGGTTCGGGTTGCCGGGGACGAACTCGGGCTTTGCGGGCGCGGCGGGAACAACGACGTTCGGGCCAGACGCCTGCGCAGGCTTCACAAGGCGAGGCTGTGCGCCGCTCACATCCCAGATGTTTCCGGCCTCGTCTTGGGCCAGTTGCGGTCCTGCCATCAATATCCCCTCTTGCCCGTCTCGAACTCGCGCATCGCCTGTCCGAGGCGAGGGAGCATGGCGGGCGAAAGCGCGTCGGTCGGGCTCACGTTCAGCCGCTTGGCGACGTAGCCGATGTAATTGTTCACTTGCTCGTCGGTGTTGTCGCCGCCCCGGCTCTGGCGAGGCGCGTAGCGCTCGACGATGCTGGCGACGTTATTGAGTCCCCGACCCATGTAGCGCCCCAGCAATGCCTCTTGCGCGTCGATGCCCTGCTGCGGTGACGAGAAGCGCTGGAACTGCATCGATCCCGGAACGCGGAGAGCGCCGGGGTTGTTAGTAAGGAAAGCCACCCGACGCACTCGGCGTCGGACCTCCCGCTCCTAGTGGGGTGAGCTTACCAACGGGCGCACTCGGGACGCCCTGCTGCGGGGCCATGCGGGGGACTGAAACAATCCCGACGCCGGGCACTTCCATCAGCTGTGGCGGGTTTACCTTGTTGGCGACATACTGTTGGAACTGGTCTGGCGGGAGAACACTCTTCCAGAAGTTGTAATCCGCCACCGTGTCGTTGTTCACGTGCGCGGGATGCGCGGCCTTGTAGTCCTGCTCAAACGTGAAATCGCTGCGGTCATCGGCGCGCTTGCGATTGTAGTCGTCAAGCTCCTGCTGCCGCTGCTGCTTGCGCAGCGCCATCTGCTGCATCATCTGGATGTTCGCCATGCCGACAGGATTGCCGGTGCCAGCGAGGTAGCCGTTCAGCGCGGCGACGAGCGCCTGTCCGATGCCGAACTTGCCGTTGCCGAACATGCCCCCTTGGGGCTGCGGCGGCGGCATGGTGAACTGTTGTGTGAATACCGGGTCCAGATGCTGCCGTTGGTCAGGCTGCTGCGCGGGATCGGTCGGAGGAAGCTGGCCCTGCGTTGGGGCTGGCTGCATCGCGGGCTGCTGCATGGGCATTCCGCTTCCGAACATGCCTCCGGGACGCTGCCGCATCATCAAAAGCTGCATCGGGTCCACTATCTCACGCTCCCCAAAGCGGCGTAGTTCACGCCATCATAAACGCCGCCAACGAAGCCCTTGACAAACGCTTGCGGGCGCAGCTTCTCGACCTCATCGGCGATTACGCCTTCCTCCCGCGCGCCGTCCGGATTGCTGCGCCAGTTCCACGAATACCAACCGAGTCCGTCTGGCGCGCGGAACTCCAGCTTGATGTTGGTTTTCAGCCTGCGATCCGAGGCCATAATCAGTGCCGAGCCGAGCGATGCACCAGCGCCCAAAAGCCCGTTCAGCATTCCGTTCGGCTGTTGGCTGGTTTGCGTCCCATAGCCTCCGAATAGATTGCCAACGCCGCTCAGCGCCTGCGTGCCATAATACGGAAGCTGTCCAGCGAGCTGCTGAGCGCCCAAAAGCGGCGTGTATCCAGCGAACTGCGAGGTCGTATAGCCCGGCAGCATCCCCGCAGCCTGGTTCTGGATGCCCTCGTTATACTGGAGGTTCTGGAGCATCGGCGCGAGTTCGGCCTGGGTCACTCCGCGCGCGAGGTCGGTGACGTTGTTGCCGCTTCCCGTGCGCCCCGCCGACGAGAAGGCGGAATTGACCGCGTTCCCCGCCTGCTGACCGGCGAAGTCGCCCAATGCCTGGGCCTGCGACTGTCCGGTGTTCAGGAAGCCCGGCGAGAGCGTCGAATTGATGTATTTGAAGCCCGGCTGAAGCTCTTTTCCCTGCTGCTTGATCTGCGCTTGCAGACCGGGAATCGTGCTTCCCGTAATTCCGCTTTCGACGCCCTGAAGATTGCCAGCGTTGCCCTGAACGGTGTTGAGGATGTCGTTGCCCGCACCGGTCAGGATCGGCTGTGCTGGAGCCCAAGGCGTCGAAGTGCTCTTGGTGTCCGTTGTTTTCTTGCCCAATTCCAAACCCCCGGCGCGTTAGCCGCGCTCTAGTTGCTTCTCGAACAGCCAGTGATCTTCAACCGGCTGACATTGCGCCCACCCCAATGGCTTGATGGTTTTCCACCATCCAAGCCGCCCTATCGCCAGAAGCCGCGTAGCCCCCGCTCGCGTTGCTTCGGCCCCAATCGCGTCGTCCAGTTGCTTGATCCAGCGGCGATGATCGCGACCGCCGATCAGCTTGACCTCAACGTATTTCTCAGTGCTCAGCCATGCCGTCGCGGCGGCGAGAAGGTCGTCTCCGTCGAGCACCACGAACAGCACTTCATGTCCGCTCAGAACCGAAGGGAAGTCGCCCCTCGCACGCGCCGGTTCGAGCAACGCTTCGGCTTCCGGCCACCGATCCCATTTGCGAGGATCAGCCACCGCGCCGCAGATCACGTCCCGATAAGCCCCGTCGTTCTCAGGTCGGCGTCGTAGGCAACCAGTCGAGCCTCAAGCGCAGCGATCCGGTTCAGCGCGCCCTGCAATTCGCTCTGGACATAGCTTGCCGATGCAGTCCCGGCAGCCGCAGCGGCAAACGCGCCCCGTGACGGCGTTCCCGTTGCCGCCGTCCATCCGGTAATCCGGGGACCGACGACCTGAACCCCACCGATCTGGTATGCCCCCGTCACGGTGAGCGGGCGATCCACAATCAGCGTCGATTGGTCCGCGCTCAGGTCCAGCGGGTCCGTCTTTCGCCGAGCGATGTTGAGCGAGATCGCCACATGCCTGGGATCGGTCAGGTGGTTGGTGCGATAGGTGGTCTGCATTAGCGGCCATCCCCCGGCTCGAATTCCAACTCGCAGCCTTGGATGAACGACCAATCTTCCCCGGCGGGAATGGTAATCTCAAGCGTGTTGTAACGCCCGTTCGAACGGATCGGCATCTTGCCGTTGCTTCGCATCGAGGAAGCGGTTTTGACGTTCTCCGCGTCCCCAGGCTTCATCCGGGCGTCAATCGTCGCACTCGCGTGGTTCGCGTCCGAGATCAGCCGAACCTGGCTGATCCGCGCCCTGCGGCCCGGAACCGGCTCGATGTTTTCATAGCGGAACTTCGCTTCCAGATTGGCCCCGGTCAGCGCGTTCAGCACGTTCGAACTGTCGGCGATCAGCAGGAGCGGATTTCCGCCGGCCAGCGAAGGATCGTCGAGGCTGATCGGGATCGAATCCAGATCGCCGTAAATCGCGTCCAGAGCATCCAGTGGAATGCCCGACGTGTAGCCGGTGAACATCCCCGCGACATCGATCTCGACGACCGTGCCGCGCTTCAGGACCCAATTATAAGCAATGATCCGGCCCGGCGTTCCTGGCATCGCCCACATGACAAGGCTGTGTCGAGGATCGATCGCGCCCCAGATGTCGGCGATCTGCGCCCGCGAATAGGTCTTGAAGAACCAGCGGTTGAACTTCTCGTCGCCAATCGGAACGACCTCGTTTCCGTCGCACAGCATGAAGCCGCGCTCGGACAGGAAGAAGATCAGCCGCCCGACATTGCAAACCGAGCCCGAGGCCATGCAGCCCGTCTCGGCGGAAATCTCGTCGAACTGCCAGATGATGCTAAGGCCGCCCTCGACCCCGACATAGGTTCCACGAACCACGGCGCGGTCGGTGATGGCGATGATATATTCGCCGCCGACAACCCGCTTCAATTGCCCCCACAGGCTCGGCTGCCTGTCCGCCTGGTTCGCGCCCGTGGTCCACACGGAGGAATTGTTGAACTGGCACCATTGCAAGGCGTTGTCGGTGGTGATGCCCATGACGAAATCGCGGGCCTGCGCCACGTCGATCAGCGACGGCGCATCGGTAGGCGTCGAAACCGTGCCTGCGGTCAGGTCGTAGCTCTTGGCCGTCCCGCCATTGGCGATGAGGACGTTATCGCCATATTGCGCGAACCGGACGACCTGATTGGCCGCTGCGGCGAGGACGCTGGTCCAGCCCGAACCGTATTTGTAAACGTCGGTGGCCGTGGCCGCCAGAAGCGTCGAGTTGCCATCGGAATCGATGAACGCGCCGCCACCGTTGAACGCTGCGGGGAGCGCCGTGGTAACCCCCTGCGGAGCGCCAATCGGAGCGTAACCGTTGCCGATGGCGCGGACGTTGACGGCCTTGGTGAGAACGTTTCCCGCGAGGTCTGGAGTAAGCTCGGGAAGAGCGTATGTTTTCAGCACTTCGCGATGCGAACCTGCGCAACCGCGTTAGGGACCAGCGGCCCCGCGCCGAACCTGTCATTTCGAGAGGAGCGGTTGATCTTCGCGACCAGCAATTCGCATAGCTGGTTCGCGTCGATTGCCGCCTCGCGATCCTTCGACCAGCGGTAGTAATGATAGAGGACCGCCGTCACATAGGCGTCGGGATGCGATTCCAGCAGCCAGTTCGACGGATTGTTCGTGGTGAGCGCTTCGATCTTCGCCCAATAGTCCATCGACAAGAGGACGTTCCCCGAGGGCGGCGGGACCAATCTCAGGCTGTTGGCGATCAGCGTATAGGCAACCGGCGTTCCCGCCGTGCCGTCGAACTCCTGTCGGATTGCGGACGGGGCCAATCCCCTCAAGGGCCGGTCGGGGCTGCCCTCGATATAGATGGCCCGCATGGCGAGATAATCGTCGGGAAGCGGCATGTCCTCGGCGGTGGCGTAACCGAAGATGCTGCGTTCCATCTCGGAACAGCGAAGGTCGCGGTTGAACCGCGCTTCCGCCATGAGAATCCACTTGTCGAGATTGTCGGTAATCTCGGAAAGGTCGCGGTCAACCTCTTCGGCGATCCATGTCTTGAGATCGTCCTTGCTGCCGATTGCAGCGGCAGAGGACACATTGACCGAGATCGCCATTGGATGTCCTCAGATGATGATGCTGCGGCACTTGAGATAGCGCCAGTCGGGATCGTTGAGCTTGCGCTTGGTGTATTCGGGGTCGTTCGGTGCCCACACCCCGTCCTCGACCAACCATTGGTAGAGCACTGTCGCGGGGATTTCGGCGGCCTTTTCCATGCCGTCGCCCATGCGCTTGCCGTCGTTCTCCATCCGCGCTTCGTGATTGCGCTTCAGGATGACTGGAACGTCGAAGCCCTCGTACCGAACTTGGACCGTGCCGTGCTCATCGTCGCTCGACCTGATCCACTTGCGGACGCCGTTGAACGTGCCGTCGTCGATCAGCTCCCATTCCGTCATGGGCGACCCTCACATAAATGGGGCGAGACCGAAGCCCCGCCCCATTCAGTTACTAGCTCAGCGCGCGGATGGCCGCCGAGGCAGCCTCGTTGCGCGATACCAGCGCGACTTCCTGATACATCGCCTTGCGGGTCGCGAGGCCCGTCTTGGCAAGGTCGATGACCTTCAGGCTGTCGAGTTCGGCAACCGCCCAATAATCGGGGTCGATCACCAGCGCGTCATTCGCCGAGCAGAAGCGCGACGGCACGAACTGCACTTCGCCGAAGTCCGACACATACACGTCGGCCCCGGCAACGATGGTCGCACGCTTGTCGCCGGTCTCACGACGCGCCTGGGCGAGGCCCGAGAACGCCGCAAGGTTCTGCTTCTGCGTGGCCGACACGATGACCATGCGCGGATTGCCGCCCTTGACCCACGCCGTAGAAAGTGCGGTCTTGAGCATCGCTTCGGTAACGGCGCGGTTGGTGCCGCTCGTCGCCGCCGCGTTGACATAGCCGCTGGTGCCGCCGCCCGAATAGGTCGGAGCGACGTAGCCGGTGCCACCGACGCTGTTGGTGACGATGAAGCCAAGCGCACCGGCGGTAAGGCCCGCGGTGCCCGAAGCCGGAGCGGTCGCGGCATAGTTGCCGGTGAAACGCAGCTCGGCGTCGGTCTTGAGTTCGCGGCCCGCCTTCATCAGCTCTCGGCCCAGCTCGGAAGCGCGGCCCGCAGTGCGGGTGGCCTCCATCGTGGTCGAGGAGCCGACGACCTTGGTCATGATCTGCGTGTAGTTGCCCTGACGCACCGTGTTGGCACGCGAGGCGTTCGCCAGATCGTCGCCCTGGATGGCGGCGTTGGTGGCCGATGCAGCGGCGAGGGCGTCGGTCTGCCACTCGTGGTAAACCTGAGTAGCGGATTCCTTGCCGATCGCCTTCTGGAACGGGCACTCGTCGGGAAAAAGCTCGCCGATACGGTCGGACAAGTCCTCCCGGACACCCACGCGGTTGACCGCCTGGATGGTGTTCGTGGGAACGGTCATTTTCTGACTCTTTTCGTTTGGGGCTTAGATGAGCCCTGATTTTTGGAGGCCCTCGTAAAACGCTGCCCCAGCGACATCTCTGTTCTTGGAGGTTTTCGCGAGTTCGAAGGCGGCTGCTGCGCTCTTGGCGCGGACCTGATCGGGATTCTGCGCAACGCCGGGGGTGGCTACCTTGGGCAGTCCTTTGGCGGCGCGGACCTTCTCCATCTTCTTCGCCATCAGCGCGTCGTATTTGTCCGCCTTGTCGAGGGCGGACGCGACTTCACGCATAGCGAGGATGTCGGTCGCGCGAGCTTGTCCGATCAGCTCATCGGAGTAGCCGAGACGCTTGGCGACCGCCGAGAGCTTCTGCCGAAGCGCTGGACCGGTCGTAGGGTCGGCATATTCCGGGAATTGTTCGACGATGACGCGGCGCTGTTCCGCCTGTTCGGCCTGAGCGATCTGAGCCGCTCGTGCCTGCGCCTGCTGGGCGAACTCCTGAGACCGCTGCTGCAACTCGCGCTGCTGGGCAATCGCGTTCTCGTAATTCGCTTGCTGGGCGTAGAATGCCGCCGGATCGACTTGCAGCAACTGCGGGTTTGGCCGCTGCGGCTGAAGCTGCTCGGCAAGCTGTTGGAAGTGCTGCGCATAGCCTTGCTCGACCTGCGCCAGCTCGGCGGTTGCCTGCTGGATCGCGGTCTGCTTGGCCTGCGCGGCCTCCTGGGACTTCGATTGAACGAAGCGCTCGCGATCCGCTTCCCGCTTCTGCACGATCTCCTGTGCTTCGCGGGGCAGGTTCTTGAACACCTCTTTCGCTTCGGCGTCCCACGATACCGGCGGATCGATGGGAGGAAGATCGTCGGCTTCCTCTTCGATGTCGGTCTCGTCTGCGGCTTCTTCACCCTCTGGGGCTTCTGCCGGTTCTTCTTCCTGTTCGTCCGTCACCCCGAACTCTTGCTCGGCAAGTTCGGTGAAATAGTCCGTGGTCGGTTCGACGGGCGTGGCCTCGCCTCCGACTGCCTCAATGGGCTGGGTCATCGGGTCGTGTCCTTGAATTGGCGGAGTTGGTTCCCCGCTCGTGTCGTTGGCCGTCTTTCCGGCTGTCGCTTCCCTTGAGGGAATCTCTGAAATGTGGTAGCGCGATGCCTAGTCGCGCAGTTCCGGGGCGCGGCTACCGCGCAGGATTAGGTGGCTACGTGTAACCGCCGATCTGGCCAAAGCCTCGCTGGCAGACCGAGGGCGGGTGTCTGCCAACTCCCCCTAGTAGTTCGCGCCGATCTTCAGCAGCCGTTGCTGCGCGTCGGACATCTGCAAAACCTTGTCGGCTCGCGCCTTCGATTGCCGCGCCAATTCACCGTCGCGTACGATCTCGGCCATTCCCAATTCAAGCGTGTCCACGACCTTGAGTGCGACACTCAACATTCCCACGGCCTCGGCGCGGCGCTGAATGTTCAGCTCGGTTCGCGCAACCTCGGCGAGGCGCGCGGTGTATTCATCGCGCAGCTCGGCGAACATCGGCGACAGGAACTCGTCGAGCGTGGCTTGGGCACGATGCGCGCGGGCGATGCGTTCGGGCTCGGTCATTTAATCAACGCTCGCAGCTTCTTGCTAAGCTCGTATGCCGCCTTCGTGTCGGGCGCGGAGTGATTCAGCGAGAGCCGCCATTCGATTTGCTCGGCAAGCCCGCGAACAACGTGGCTGCGGTAAAGCAGGCGATATTCCCAATCACGAACCCACGATGTGATCGCCCTGCGGACTGCGGCCATCATTTGTTCAACTTCCCACCCGGACGCATCTTCGCGATCTTCTGCTGATTATCCATCTGCGTGGCGTGCTTGTGCGCATCGAGGATCATCTGCTGCTGGTCGATGAACGCCTGGATGTTCTGCTGGCGAATCTCCAGTGCAGCTTCCATCTGCTGGCGGGCGCTTTCGATCTGCGCCTCGCTCACATGCTGCGCGATCATCTGCTGAATCTTCGCGGCGTCGGCTTCCTTCTGCGCCTCGATCGCCTGCTGCTTCACCTGCACCTGCGCCATCAGCGCCATCACCTTGGGATCGGGCGGCGTCTGCTGCGGGATTGGATTGCCGTTTTCGTCCTTGGGCGGCTCGGTGAAGAGATCGTTCGGCTCAAGCCCGCAATCGCGGGTCAGGCCAACCGCCATGTTGTAGAGATTGTCGTCGGTCACAATCGGCGAGCCCGCCTGCTTCAGCATTGCCTGCGCTTGCCCGATCATCTGGCGGTACATGATCCGCTCGTCCTTCGACCCCGAACCGAGCCCGACGCGGACATTGACCTCCATCTCCTCGGGCCATTGTGAGGGATCGACCATGCGATATTCGCCATCGACCCTGATCTGGAACGGCGGGCTGTATTTCCTGAGCAGCGACACCTTGCGCATGAACAGGCGGGCCACGCCTTCCGCGAAGTTGCGGATGATATAGCGCTCCATCTGCTGGCCCCGGCTCATCAACTGAGCCTGGCCGCGCGCGGTGTCGTTCAGAACGTCGTCATCGACGCCCTTGTTGAGGCGGGTGATGCCGGTTCTGGATTCACGCTGGCGAATCTTGAACTCGATGGCCTGCATCGCGAAGCCGGACACATCCGTGCGAACTTCCGGGATCGGCGGGTTTGCGCCCGTATACCGAACCAAGCGCCCCGGCCTGATCGTCAGCAAGTCGTCAATCGTGTGGTCGCCGCAGCTATCCTCGTGGATGAACGTGCCGGGAGCCGTCTGGAAATAGAGACTGTCCAGCATGTTGCGTTCGAGCACGGTGTTGACGCGCTGGATGTCCATCGTCTTGTCGGCGAGCGACTGACCGATGAGACGCCCCTGCATCGGGTATGGGCACCAGTATTCGAAGGGCTGGTAATCGGTCTCCTCAATCGCGAGGATCGTGTTCCCCACGCGATGAACGCACAGCCGCTCGGCAATGCCGTCGCCGTTCAGGTCGTAGAGGACATATTCCTCGTTGAGCGTGACCTTGCGGTTTGCCCCTTGTCGGTCGAGCGTGCCGTACCATGTCGTGCGCCCATCGTCGCGGGCGTTGGTCAACGAACTGATGAGCGGGCTCGACCCTTGCGACAGGTCCAGGCCCGCCACATCGAAGCCCATCTCGGTCAGTTCGGAAATGCGCTTGTCAACAAGGTGCGCGAGATACACGGAATCGTCGAGATTGGTCCCCGTGTCGGGCGCGCAGCGGAACTCCTCAAGCGGAACGAAGCGATCGATGAACGTCGCCGCCGTCTCTTCCAGCGTCACCGCATGGATCATCGGCGAGCCGTCAACCGGGTGAAGCTGGTCGGTTTCCTGCGCCTCGATGGCATTGTCCGGCATCATCGCCGGGTGATACAGCCCCTCGACACGCTTCTTGCGCCGCTCGACGCACGTCTTGGCAATGCCGATCTTCTCTAGCAGCCCAGCCTTCGCCCAATCGTGGATGAAGCGGAAGCCCGACTTCCTGCGATAGAGATAGTGCAGCGCCTCGGTGGCGTCGTCCGCAGCGCCCTCATCGGCTTGGTCGGTCGGCTCGAACTCGACCACACGCCCCGATGCAACGAACGCATCGACAACCGAGGTGAGCATGTAGTCGGCAGTCTCGGCGACATCGCGGGCAACGACCTGTGAGCGGCCCTCTTCCTCGTCGCCATATTCAGCGCCGTTGTAGGACTTGATCGCCGCTTCGACCTCATCCAGCAGGGTGCCGTCGTAAGCCCTTGCCTCCTCGGACCGGAGAAACGCGAGGAAGTCGGGATCGGCGTCCATTAGCCGTCCGCCCCCAGCCAGAAGTAATACTGACGCGCTCGAAGCTCGACCATCACGGTGCGAAAATAGTTGTTGATCTTAGCGGCTGATGCGCCCTGACGCACATGGGGGCGGCGGCAGAAGAGACGCATCAAACTATTCCCTTCGAGCTGTAGCGGATGGGCTTGGCCTCAACCCTGTTCTTGTGTCCGACCGCAAAATATCTCAGCGCGTCGGCGTAGTGCGAGGTCCAGTCGTGCAACGGGTGCTGGCGGAACTCCTGCCGCTTCTCGTCATATTCGCGGCGATACATGCGCAGGGCTTCGATCCCCGCCTTGCACTTCGCCTTGTCGAACCAGCATGTCGGCAGCAGCATCCGAACCGCCTGGACGCCGTCCGCCAATGGAATGTTGGGGCAGACGGTGGCCTTAATCCCCAGCCCGGCTAGAACCTCTTTGCGGCTCTTGCCCGTGCCGAGTTCCCTGACCTCGACATCATGCGGGAGATAGTGATTGCCCCACACATAGTCTCGCTCAGATAGGCGCTTAACATACCAGTCGAGCCCGACGCCCTCACCCTTGAGGCAGTCGATAAGCCGAGTTTCGCGGCCAGCCGTCTGGACGAACCAAATGACCGTCGAATCCGCGACGCCCAAGTCCCATGCGGTGTGGACCGGTAGCCGTGGGTCGTAAGGCACAGGAGCAATGCGATCCTCCGCATCGTTCATCTCCTTGCCGTAGTAGGCACCCTTGACCGCAGCCTCGAACGAGCACTCGTATTCCTGAGCGTATTCGTCCTCGCTCATCATTCGGCGCGCGTCGGTCAGTTCATCCGCGTCGAGCAGCCCCGTCTCCGAGGCTTTCAGGTTCAGCGTGAACCAGTCGCTGCTTTCGTGGGCCTGCGTCCAGAGCGTGTGGAAGGTGTTCTTGCCCTTCGGAGTGCCGATAAACACGGCCCAACCCTTACGGTCGGAGAGCGCAGGACGAATGACCTGCGACCATACAGTCGGGTCCATATCGCCAAACTCATCAAGGACGGCACCATCCAGATAAATGCCACGAAGCCGGTCTGGGTTATCAGCCCCGTAAATCCGTATGCGAGCGCCGTTATTAGGAAGCTCAACCCATAGCTCCGAGGCATTCACTTTCCTTTCAGGGCCGAAGCAATCGGTATACTCTAAAAGGTAGCTCCAGGCGATGTCCTTGGCCTGGTTGAGCTGTGGCGCGATGTAGGCGAAGCGCGGGTTGTTGCGCTCGCATGTCGCTGCGGCCTTAATCAGGTCGTTGACACAGGCGACGGTCTTTCCCGCACGCCGATGACACACAGCAATCGCCCAGCGCGTCTCTCGCGTGTGCAATCCCATGAACTGATGGCGTGGAGCATAAGGGCTCTCGATTACTGCGGCGGCTTCCACGCCAGCGATCCAGAAACCTTGACCTTGTGATCCAGCTCGCCGGCCACCTGAAGCGGGAGGACCTTGCCGATCAGCGTGAGGAATGCGGTGGCGTTCTCATCCGCTTGGCGCTCAAGATATTCGACGCCGCCCTTGTTCTCCAACGCCTCAAGGATCATCGTCTTGAGTTCGCGGGTGATCTTATTCTGAGCGCCCTTGGGCCTGCCGCGTCCGGCGGCGGGTGGTTTATCCGCCACTATTTTAATCCTGCCGCGACCCGCCGCTGAATGTCCGGGCGCGCATGATAAAACGCGGCAACATCGTTCAAGTTAGGATCAACGCCCTCATTCCGCATAAGCTCGCGCACGGCGCGGACAATGCGATAGGCGCGCTCTTCGTTGCTCATTTGCCTCTCCGTTTGCCGCTCCCGTGAGGGTGGGCGGTGTCAGGCTATTTCGCCGTCCTTGTGAGATACGGTGCCCAGGTTGATTGAGACTTCACACGCTTCGTCCAACCCGCAATCGTCGGGCGGATATTGGTCGAGCCGATGTCGAACGTGAGACCGTCGAATATGCGGCCATCGAATGCGGGTCTCACCATCTCAGTGAATCCCTGTCGTTGGTTGGCTCCGGAAAGCGCTCGACAATGAAATGCCGGTCAACCAGCGCGTTCCCCAGATTGCCGCGCATCCTGAACTCAATCGCTTCGTGCCATCGTCTGTATGTGGCCGCTGGATAAGTCGGCCTCCACCAGATCATCGGTTCGCCAGAGCGTCGGTGATCTGGTTGCGGACGTTGCGGTAGAGGTTGCGATCATCCAGGCGATTCTCGCGCTCGGCGAATCTCGCAGCATCCTCCAATGCCCTCTGCAATGTCCCTGCTCTAGTGAGTGCTTCGAATAGCATCTCGTGGAACATCGGGCGGGCTCCAACTTGTTTTCCCGTTCGGGGACATTGGCGACTTTCGCGCACCTGAAATGCGTAGAAGTTCCCGAGCGGGGAAACGAAGAAGCCCCCGGCGGGTTAGGCCGAGGGCTGCGTGACGAGCAGAGGTTTCGTAGGTCCGCGCTGGGCGCAATTCAACTAACTAAGCCCATGCCACATTGCGCTGCGCACGTCAAGCACGTTTTTTCCGCGTCCGCGTCTTGACGCTGGAACAAACGCTTTCAACGCTCGTTCCGTTCCATGTCTCTCTCATTGTTGGCGAGTTTCGTAGTCTATCACCCATGAGCGACGGTCGTCCTCCCGCTCTTGGCTGACCAAGCCCATAATTTCGTCGGCGACACATTCTGCGCTTTCCAACGTGTCGTTGAAGCTCCAGGACTTCAGAATCCTCGTGATTTTCGCGCGTAGATCATCCTCATCATCCATCTCTCATCTCCTATTGGCCCGCTAGATGACGCCGCCATTCCAGATGACGAGGCCAAGCCAAATAACGAACACGACAATCGTTGCCGTTCTGGCAACGTCAAGCTCGCCGCCCGAAGTGTGCGTAAGCCATTTCATACCATCCTCCTCAATACGACAACCGCTCACGCCAAGCGATCATATCCGCAATGAACGCCACAATGGTTCGAGCCGCGTCGAGACTGGACCGCTTGTTGCGCGCCATCCTCGAACCCGCCACTCCGGCTGGCTCATCGAAGCGGCAAACGTCCTCGAAAACTGACCAGTATTCGCGCGGGAATGTCGATGCGATGCGCCCGAGTTCGGTCAACGCCTCATGCTGCGAATACCCGTCCCCATGAGGCAACCCCCTCACACGGTTGAAATCCACCACCACGGAGCGCGAGCCGATCTTGTGCCACAACCGCTGGCAGTGAAGGATTCCCGCGCACTGGCTTTCCGTGAGCTGCTTGGCGGCGATCCAGCGATCGATGGTCGTCCCCCCGCGATTGCGCACGAACCTCAGGTTGCGCTCATAGTCGCCGTGCTGTGAGGCGAACTCGTTGACCAGGGGCGCGGTATCTTCCTCGATCCGCTCCCGGTCGATCATCTCCTGCAATCGGCCTTTGCGCTTTGACATCTATTCCCCCGCCCTATGCCGCTGTTCGCTGTTCGAGCTTGATGGCCTTCTGTCGGCATTCGTCGGCGCGATCCTGTTGCCCGTGGCGAACAAACCATTCGGCGCGCTCTCGAAGCTCTTGCGCCGTGAGCTGGACCTTGCCGCTCGGACCCGATGCCTTCGTGGTTTCGTCGGGAAACACGGTGCGGTGCCCGTTCTCGATTGCCTTCGAAAGCAGCTTTTCAGGGTCGTGGCCTTCCGCCTTCAGCTTCGTAACCTTGGCGACCAGGCGGCGCTCGGCACCGGGCTCGAACGGCACGTTGCGCATCCGCTTCCGCATCGCCCTGAACTCGGCGTAGGTCTCTGTCGGCCACCAATCGGGGAACTCCCCGAAAATGGGGGGATTAAGGGGGGCTGATTTGGAAGGTTTAGGAAGAGGGGGTGCAGGGGGAGAAACCTCAAGGGAACCTTTTTCCTGGAATTCCGCGCCTTCCGCGGATTCCTCGGAATTCCGTGGAGAACGCTTGCGCTCCCGATCCTTGGCGCGGCGGTGTTCAATCATCTCTTGCGCCGCCTGTGCGCGGGCAAGCTCTGCCGCGACCTCCGCCACCAGCGCAACAGGCGTTCCCGCCTCAAGTAGCTTTTGGAGCAGCGCGGCGTTCACTCGGTAAGCGCCATTAGCTCTGAAGGGACTTCTGCCATACCATCGTTGAGCATCCGAAGGCCGACCTTCATCCACTGCTCAAGCTCTTGGTTGGCGCTCGCGTAAAGACACGACATGACCCAGACTATCGCGCACATGTAGGCGAACAGCTCTTCGCTCATTTCGAACCATTCTCCGTGCACGCTATGCGCGGCGAAGCGTTCGTGCAGAGCTTTCTCGATTGCTGGGTTGCCTGGCTGCGCGGCCAACAGTCTAAGCTCGCCGGCAGCCCCGGTTTGCAGGTTGCGCAAGCGCTTCAGCGGGTCGCCCTTCGTGAAGCCGATCTTGCATCGCTCAGTTTCTTTGCACGCGATGAAATAGACGACGCCCGTAGCATCCTCTGGGGCAGGGAATATCGGATTGACCGCCTCGACGTTCCAGCGCTGTCCGCTGGGTTCGGTTTCGGAAAACCTCATGCCGCCAGCCTCTCGCGCAGCACTTCCAGCTCCATTTCGACATACGGATCGGCGGCGGCGCGCTGCTCAACAGCTTTCTTTGCGTGGATGACTGTGCTATGATCGCGCCCTCCGAAACGCCGTCCGATTTCGGTCAGCGGCAGTCCGGTGAGCTTCTGCGCGAAGAACATCGCCACCTGTCGCGGGCGCGCAATACGCATCTCGCGCGAGCCGACACGATCCGGAATGCGCATGTATTCTGAGGGGATGCCGTAGAAGGCCGCAACCTCCTCCTGGATATGCTTGACGCTCGCCCGCCGGCCAAATGCCAGCATGATCGCGGGCGTGATGTCTTTGGCTGTCAGGCTCATTTGTCGCACCCTTCGCTAAGAAACTTCATCATCTCCGCCTCGACCTCGGCCAGCAGGACTCCGTAAGTGGATGCGACCAGCGCTGGCCGGACGAACGACAGCCATCCTCCCGCTGCTGCTTTCGCAATCACCGAGCGCATGTCTGTCTTGCGTCTCTCAAGGGGCCATGCTTGGTCTGGGGCGGTCATGCTGCGGCATCCACGAAGAAATCGCCCTGCCGTTGAGCGTCCTCAATGCGTTTGCAGGCCAGATCGAACCAGCGCGGCTCCTTCTCGATCCCGATGAACTTGCGCCCTAGCTGCACGGCGGCAATTCCAGTCGTGCCCGATCCCATGAACGGGTCGAGGATTGTCTGTTCCCGCTGCGTGAAGTCGGCGATGATTTCGGCCATCAGGCGACGTGGCTTCTCAGTCGGATGCTCGCCCTGCCGTTCTGGGCCATTTACGCAGTGTGTATAGACACCGCGCTTCCCGCCTGCGTTCCAACTTGAATGTCCAGAACCAGCCCAAGCACACACGAAGTTTTCCGCGCCCTGCGCCGGACCTTGCCCGTTCAATTGCGGCATGGAGTCCGGCTTTATCCAGTGGCAAGCGCGCTTGTATTTCAGCCGAGATTCATTGATTTCGTCGGCCCATTTTGCTACGCCTTCGGGAGTGCAGAAGGCGATGAACCAACCTTCGCACGCGACCTCGGCGGCGCTGACTATTGCTCCACGGATGCCGTCGACTGGCGCGAACTCGACAGCGGGAGAGGCGGGCCGCCCATCATTACGTCGAGCCGTGTTGCTTCCGTCGAGCGCGCGGTGAGTGATCGCTTCATAGGGCGGGTCGCAGATGACATGCGAAACGCGCCCAAGTGAGGGCATGATCTCAAGGCAATCGCCGAGATACAGCGTAGCCCGCCCGATATGCTCGACGCGGGTCATCTGCACTGCACCAGCTCGATGAAGCGCTCTAACGGGATCAGGACCATCGATTGCCCGCGATCCGGGCGGAACACAGTCGCATGGCATCCGTCGTTCACGAGATACGCGGGGAGCTTCGCCCGGCGCTTAGCCTCAATACGGTATTCCTCGCCCCATCCGGTGATGAGCACGAGATCGTCCTTTTCGATGCCGCCGCCCGATTGCGCTACACGCCGACAGGACAGCCCGTATTTGATGAACTGGTCCCGCAGCTCGTATTCGTAAGCGCGGCCTTTGACGTAAAGACCCTTGCGGCTCACGCGCGGTTTGCCGCTCATGCCGCCCTCTCGGATTCGAGGATTGCATGACCGATGAGTTCAGGGATTACGGTGTGGACGGCGTTTCCAAGGGCTCCAGTTCGGTCCACCCGATCGGGAATCCCATCACTTCCTCGGCAAAGTCCGGACGCAGATAGATTGGGTCGTCTGGCCCACTCCGCAGCCCTTCGGACATTTTCGCGCCACGGAAATGCGGAGAGCCGCGATAGCGCTTGTGGCTGGAGCCCTTCGGTTCGTTCTTTCCGAGGGTAGGCAACAATCCAAACCCGATCACGGACGTGAGGGGCACCAACGGCGGCAGCAGGAATGCAATCCCACTCTGCGTCATACCCGCTCTCGGCCAAGTCTCCGAGAACGTCGCCCAGCCCTCGACAAAGCAGCGCTGAGACGTTTTCCACGATAACGAAGCGGGGTCGTAGCTCGCGAATGAGGCGTGCATATTCAGACCACAGGCCGCTTCGTTCTCCAGACAATCCTGCCCCCGCGCCGGCGACACTAATGTCCTGGCAGGGGAATCCGCCGACGATGCAATCGACTGCGATTCCGTCCGCTCCGAGCCGGTCGGCGGTAAGCGCTCGAACATCGTCATATATCGGAACCTCAGGCCAGTGCTTGCGGAGGACGCGTTGCGCGAAAGGCTCGATCTCGCAGAACGCGACGGTCTCGAACCCGCCCGTGCGTTCCAAGCCGAGGTCGAACCCGCCGATGCCCGCGAAAAGCGAGAGCACCTTGAACTTCCTATCTGATTGCTCCCCCACAGCGCTCACTCGTCTGCTTCGAGGGATTGAAGTTCGCGGATCATTTGCCCTTGCCTTTCGCGGGCTCAAAGAAGATCGCGAACGGTCCACAGGCGGCTTCGACGCGGAAAAAACCACGCCAATGACGGCGGCGTTCTTTGCTACATTCGCTCCACAGGCGCTTGGCAATCGCGCCGTTGACCGGCTCTATCTCTTCCGTAAGCGGGCGGGCGCAATGCGCCGGATATACGTAAAAGCCAGGGCGGTAGTGCGCGCAGTTCTTGCAGAGCTTCATGCCGCCCTCGTTTCCGGTTCGGGCATCGGGAGGCTGAGCGAGCGCTGGCGAGCGCGGAACGCCTTCTCCGCTTCGTCCAGATTGAACTCGACACGCGCGGGCAGGTCCGGCCATTTTTCCACGGCGCGGAGCCAGGCGGTGACGCCCATCTCGGCTTCACCGGCAAGGTATTGCGCCATCATCTCATCGCTGCGGCCAATCTCCTCTGCCATCTCGGCAATGGTCAGCCGCTCCGCGATCTTGATCTGCGACAGCGAGAGGCCAATCCCGCCGATTACAGTTCGTTTCGGTTTGCCAAGGATTGTTGGCGCGGTCATCGTGTAGAGGCCTTTCCACGATGTGCGATATCGTCAGTGCGACCCCGGCTGCTGCCTCGCGCCGCCCCCCCCGCCTTTGCGGCAGCCGGGAGTTCCACGATTTCCCCATAAATCGAAATCGGCGGAAGCTGCGGGCGCATCTCGGGCCAGATGGTTTTCGTGATGACGCGCGAGATGAGATAGAGGAACGGCAGTCCGCCGAGCCCAATCGCGATCAGGTCAATGATGTGCTCCCCCGCCACGGTCACTCTAGTTCCGGCGGCGTGGTGGGGAGCGGGCGGGTTGTCCTCACAGGGGCACGTAGGAGGGCAGCCCGCCCATGCGCGGAAATAGGGGCAACCGCGCTTAGAATCTCGTTCACGCTGCAATCCCAAAGAAGTCGTTGGCGGTGACCTGTAGTCCGGTGACCTCCGCGATCTTCTCCATCTTCTCCTTCTCGGGGATGCGCGTGCCAGCGATGTAGCGGCGCACCGTCTCTCCACTCACGCCGATGGTTTTGGCGAACTCGTGGCGTGAGGTGGACGTGCGTTCGAGGTATTCGGAAAGCTTCATCGCACCACCATTTTGGCGGTGTGAGAGGCTAATGTCAACACCAATTAAGCGTATGGCGCTAAACCGCGACTGCCTTCATTCGGCGGTCATGCTGGCGGACCAAATCAGCGCGAACATCCAGCGGGTGCGCGAGGGCAAGGGAATGTCCCGAACGCAGCTCGGGCAGCGCATGTCCCCGCCAACATCAAGCCAGCAAATCGAACGCCTGGAAAAGGGTCAGCGGCGACTCACGATCGAATGGGTCGAGCGCATCGCCAAGGGTCTTGGCGTTGATCCGTCCGAGCTGATTACCGGCGAAACCGAGCAGTTCGTCATGACTCCAGAAGTCGGAGACGAGATTGCTCTGGAGCTTGCTCGGATTGTGCTGCGAGGCGGCGAGCCGTCACCGGCGATTGTCGCAGACCTCTCTCTAGTAATGCAAGCGTTGTCCGAGACGTTCGCACGGCATCCTGTAGCGCGGCGCGATCCTGAAGTGGTGCGTCCCGTAATTGATCTTCTAGCGCACAGACTCGCTCGGCAATCTTAGCCGCCGCGCGCTCTAGCCACGCCGCCTTCCCGTATTCCGCCGCATAACTGCGCAGCGCCGCCATTTGCTGGTGCACCTCGACATCCCCACCCCATGTAACCGAGCAACCGAACAGCTTAACGGGAATGAAGCTTTCCCGTTCCTTAACTTGCGCTAATGTCAGCACGCAATGGAATGTTGCCATTCTGTTCTCATACCCGAATCGCCCGCCTGTAGGAAAGCGCCGGATTAAATTTTTGCGTGACCGCTAAAATGGTGGCTTGACGCCCCACCGAAATGGTGGCACAACTGTCTCCACACCCAGGAGGGGAGATGGAGCGAAATGACTAAGTATCCGACACTCGAAGACCTCCGCGAAGGCCGCGTGAGCGCCGAGGAGCTCCTAGCTTCCCGCAATCACTATCGGATGGAGCCGTTCCGCGTTCGCGAAATCACGGTTCCGGTTCGGGGGCGTTAATGCGGACGCCTCCCACTCCAGCCCCGTGGCACTACGAAGTCACGGAGCAGGGCAACGTCACCATATGGGCCACGCGCAACGGTGACGACGACAAACATATCCTGTCTGTGTCGCAGTTCGGCCCGCTTGAGCAGCGCGAAGCCAATGCCCGCCACATCTGTCAGCTCGTCAACGATGCTGCCGAACGGTCGGTCGCATGACACGCCCGACGATTCTTCATTGGAAGCGCACTTGGGGTGCAGACACGAGCGCATGTGGGCGCATTGGCGCATACGCCGAAGCCGTTCTCGCGCTGGACCTCGTAACCTGCAGACGATGCAAGCGCATCGCGGAGGTGTCCGCATGACCGCGCCCTTCAGCAAGTCCATCCCTAGAGAGCATTTTGAGGGGATATTCGATAGGGCGAATGCTGCTTCGCAGCACCGCGCTTGTCGGGCTTGCGCCCCGAGCCTGCTTCGCGTCTCGGCCATTCGGCGACCATCGACTTTCGCGTGTGTCGCGGTCGCGCTGTTCGCACTGGTCTATTTCGCCGCGCAGCTCGTGAGGGCGCTGTGAGCGCGCCCGTCCCCCGCTTCGCCCGCCTGGTTGCCAATCATGTCCACGAATGCGCGCCGGACCACGCTGTGCATAGCATGGTTGTTGGCGAGCTGCGCGAAGCCGCCGCAGAAATGACCGAGCTTTATGAGGCGCTAATTCACGCACGCCTCGTTCTCGAAGCGGAGGCGGCGCGGCACGGCGAGAAATTCCGCGACGGCATGATCGACAACGCCCTCGCCAAGGCCCGAGGCGACCAATGAAAGACCGTTGCTCCGAATGTTCGGGCTTCGGCTCGATCACTGTCGCGCACGATACGGGCGTAATCGGCACCGGCTATTTCGAGGAAGAGCTGTGCCCCTACTGCGACGGCGAGGGTGAGACCGATGTTCTCTGCCCGTGCTGCGACAATCCCGTGGACGATCAGGGATGGTGCGCATCGTGTCGCGAGGCGACCGTGTGGGTTCCGCTGGTCGAGGTCAACGGCGACCCGCTGCTGAACAAGCGGAGGGCGGCGTGAGAGATTTTCCAACCGATCCCATGCGCCAGCACGATCTCTTCATCGCCGCGCTGTGCGCCGACTGGCTTGAGGCTGGAACCGCAACACGAACCACGCCTCGCGCCGACCGCGTGATGGAGATTTCACGACAGATCAACTCATCCTCAAGGGAGGCCCGTGCGGCTGAAAAAGCGGCGGGCGACATTCGTGGCGACTAAACTCAAAACTCTCGGCGAGCAGTTGGATGATCCGCCGATGATCGTTCACCAGAATCTCGCATCCGCGATGACTGCGGCGTTCGCTGAAATCGAGGGCGCGACCAAGGCTGCGACCAACCCGCATTTCAAGAGCAAGTATGCGGACCTTACCAGCATCATCGAGGCGATCAAGCCGCCGCTGATCCGCCACGGCCTGTTCTTCACACAGCGCTGCCAGCCCTCGGAGGACGGGGTGAGCGTGGAGACGGTGCTTCACCATTGCTCGGGCGAGAAGGAAAGCCTCGGCCTGCTCTACCTACCCGCGAACAAGCGCGATGCGCAGGGCTTCGGATCGGCGCTGACCTACGCGCGCAGGTATGCCCTGCAAACCGCGTTCGGAGTGCCGACAGAGGATGACGATGGGAACGCGGCAACTGCGTCTCTTCCGCGTTCGGATCATGCCCCGCGCCCTAGCACGGGCGAGACGCCGCCCGCCAAGCGCGTCCAGCTCGACGGTCCCTACAAGTCACCCACGGCGCTCAAAACCGCCTGCCACGAGTTCGCAAAGACGCTCGAAAAAATGGGCGACATGGGCGAGCTGATCGCATGGGAAGAGACCAAGGATTACGCCGAGTTCGTCGAGCAGGTCAGCAGGGACGCCCCGCAATACTGGTTCGGCAGCGATGCCATGCCAGCGGAGTTCGTCCCACTGTCGATCCGCGTGGCGAACAAGCGCCGTGAGCTAGAAGAAATGGAGGGAATCAATGGCTAAGCGATATGACATCATGGCCCCGCGCAAGGGGCGGGACAAGACATTCTGGACGCGCATTGGAACGGCGTTCGAGGGCGAGAAGGGCATCCAGCTCATCTTCGATGCTTTGCCGCTTCCCGACGCGGAGGGGCGGTGTGTCGCCAATCTGTTTGAGCCGCGCGAGAGGCTGACCGACAGCGCCCCACAGCGCGCGCCCGCGACGGTCGATCTGGACGACTCTGCGCCGTTCTAGCCATGCTCCGCCGCACCGCCCTTCGCGCGAAACGCAAGCACAAGCCGGTGGAGCTTGAACGCTTCCACGGGTGGGTCGCCGAGCATGGCTGCCTTGTGTGCGCGGGCGCGGCGACGGTGCATCATGTGACCGGATACGCGGACAGGCCGGGGCGGTTCACCCGCAGTCATTGGATGGTCGTGCCGCTGTGCTTCGCGCACCACCAAATCCAGGGCGATCCGAAAATGAGCGTGGAGGCGCTGGGTCACCAAGGCTTTTACGACGAATGGGGCATCGACCTTTACGCGGAGGCGATGGGTTTCGCCGACGCATGGAAGCGGAGGGCCGCGTGAGATTCGGCCGGCCCTCGAAGCGCGACAGGACCGCGTGGCACTCGTGGTTTGCTTGGCGTCCGGTGCGCACGCTCCACGGTGATTACGTCTGGTTGGAAACGGTGCTGCGCAAGGGCTGGAAAGTCCTGATCGCCAATGGTGACGGCCAGCCCGAAACCATGTGGCATTGGGAGTATATGGCGTGAAGTTCTACCTCGGCGGACCCTACAGCCGCGCAAAGGCGAAGGAAGAGATCGATCGCGCCCCGCACGGCTACATATGCGAGGTGCGCGAGAAGAAGCGCTCGGACGACCAGAACCGCATTTTGCACGCATTGGTGGATGATATCCGCGCGCAGGTCGAGGGCGCTTCCGAATGGTCCCGCGACGAATGGAAATTGCGCTTCATGCACGCGCTCAGGAACGAGACGCGGTTCCTGCCCGAGCTGGATGGTAACGGCGTGTTTCCTGTCGGGCAAAAGACGAGCGAGTTGAGCGTATCGCAGTTCTCCGCCCTTGTGGACCTCATCATGGAATGGGGCGGGCGTAACGGCGTGAAGTTCAGAGATATTCGAGAGGCGGCATGACCGAGGCCATTGACCGACTGTGGGATGAGCTGCTCGCCCTAAAAACGCAGCTTGGAGAATGTGAATTGGGTGAGAGCAAGCTTTCGGTGCGCGCGGCGGACCTTGAGACCGTCCTGAAGCTAGCTGACGGGCATCTGCTCTTTTGCGTCCGTTCGCCGAACGCTGTCACCCGCGAGGCAATTCGCGCAGGCGAGCGCGGAAAGGTTACGCGCTTTGCGGGCGTTGATGAGATGTTGGCTGCGGCAGATAAAGTTCAACTCAAGGGTGGAGACGGCCAATGACGCTTGTCCTCGCAATAGTCGGAACCGCGATCATGTTCGCTCTGATGTCCATTGCCGACGCATTGCGTCGCATCGCGTCAGCGATCGAAGCCCGAAGGGCGGAGACTGCGCAGACAGGCTCCGTTCACGAGAGCGCGGTCCCCAACGGGGAGACGCCCAATGCGTAACGGCCACCGCCAAATGCTCGACCCCACCCAGGTAAAAAGCTCTACAGGACGCAATCCTGATGCATGGCCTCTTCGAATAAACGACAGACGCGAAGATCGGACGAAGGCGGCGTGAGAGCCTACACCGTCTCTACGCTGGCCGACGAATGGGGCTGCTCCGAGGGCGTGATCCGCAAGGCCATCGCCAACGGCGACCTTGGCTGCTTTCGGCTCGGCACGCTAATACGCATCCCGGCTGAAGAGGTTCGGAGGTTCGAGTGCCAGAATACAGCGTCCAGCGCCTCGGAAAGGGATACGCAATCGTCATCCCCAAGGGTGAAGGAAAGCGCACTCGCATCCGTCTCACGGCGAAGGACCGATCCAGCGCAGAGGCTGAAGCGCGCTCTGTCTTCGCGGAGCTGAAGGATGAACCGTGGACCGTGGGCCGCATCGTGACTGAATACATCGCCGCCCGCGAGGCTGCCGAGATTGCGTCCACGGCGCGCCAGAAGGACGCGTGGAAGGCGATGAAGAGCTTCTGGGAGAACGTGGACCCCGAGCGGATCGACGACGCGATGTGCCGTAAATACGCGGAGACGCGCAAGGTGGGACCCGCCACCGTTCGTTACGAGCTGTCCATGCTTTCAGTAGCCCTGCGCCATGCGAACAGGCCGAGGAAGGTTTGGAGGCCCGCAGCCCCCGAGCGGCAAATCCGCCACCTGACGCACGCGCAGTTCGAGCGCTGGTATGCCGAAGTCAAAGCGCCCCACGCACGGCTCTACGCATTGCTCGGGCTCTACACGATGGCCCGCCCAACCGCGATCCTGGAGCTGACCTGGGACCGCGTGGACTTCGAGCGCGGGCAAATCGACCTGAACCCCAAGGGGCGGCGGCAGACGAAGAAGCGCCGTCCCGTGGTTGCCCTGAATGACGAGGCGCTAGATGCGCTGCGCGAAGCCTACGCGGGCCGCCAGAGCGAATATGTGATCGAGCGCGGGGCCAAGCCCATCGGCAACATCAAGAAGGCTTTTCAGGCAGCGTCGGCGCGCTCCGGCGTTCGGGTGACGCCCTATACTCTCCGGCACACCGGAGCCGTTTGGGCAGCCGAGGCCGGAGCATCGATGGACGAGCTGGCGCAGTTCATGGGCCACGACGATTCCGCAACCACTTCAACCCACTATGCCCGCTATTCGCCGGGGCATCTGCGCGGGGTCGCGACCAAGGTTCAGAGGAGGCCGGAACATGCCCATTGAACTTCGCGGCCTAACGAAGGCGATCATCAGCTTCATTTTGACCGTAGCTGTGATTGGCTGGATGGGCTTCAACTTTGAAAATTGGTTGGTCATTTCGCTGGCCGGATGGGCCGGAATGCTGTGGCAGTCAGCCGGTCACGACCTGTTCCCCGACAAGGTTCGGCGGCTCCATGAGGAGCATCAGGGGTTCGATTTGTGACTCCGGCCCCTGTCCAAATCACTTGCATTTCTAGGCGGATTTGTCTAGTAAAAAGCTGGTCGGGGAGAGAGGATTCGAACCTCCGGCCCCTGCCTCCCGAAGGCGTTGCCCCTCGCCGCTGTAGAGTGTCGCCGGGTTGCTTCCCTTGGGAACAGAATAGCACCGGAAGGCGCACGTTATGGCACAGATTCCCGGTGAACCTGATTTTGAACTTGGAACCCCTGTCTATTTTGGGAGGCTGTTGTGAGTAAAATTAAGACGGCAGGAGAATTGCGGGGGTTTCTCGCCGACATCCTGGTTAGCATCCGTAATGGGAGCGTTGATGTCGAGGAGGCGAAGGCGGTCGCCCAAGTGGCCGCGCAAATCAACAATTCCCTTGCCGTCGAAGTCAAAGCAGCGGGTGAACTGAAGAAATGGCCGGGCGACACCGCCCACATTGCAGGCTCGATGCAGATCGCGTCGGGCGACGTTGCGTCCATTCCCGACGCTGACCAGCACCGCTGGTGCGACCAATGCGAGGCAACCGTAACTGCCGCCGAGGCCGCCTCCTGCAAGTCTCCCTATTGCAAAGCTAAGGCGGCGGCGTGACCTTTAAGAGCCTCGAAGAGCAGAGGGAATATATGCGTCAGTGGCGGGCGCGTAATCCCGATTATCAGAAGCAGCTCTACGCGGAGAACTTGGAGAAGCGACGAGCGGAGAAGCGCGCCCAATACCGTTCCAACCGCGAAGAGCACATTGAACGCGTCAAGCTCTACCGCGAGAAGAACCCCGAAAAGGTTAGGGAGCAAAAGAGGCGCTACAGAACCGAGAACGCCGACAAGGAAAAGGCCCGCATTAAGAAGTGGGTCGAAGACAACCCGGACAAGGCAATCGTCCAGAATGCAAAGCGCATCCTGCGCGAGCAATTTGACATGCCAATTCGCGACATACCCGCCGATCTCGCGGCGGCCAAAGCGGAGCAGCTAAAGATTAGCCGGTGGGTTCGGGAGCAACTCTCCGAGTCTGATGCGGAAGATGCGCCCAGAAAGGATCGGCATGACTGACCAACAGATGAGATGGAGTTGAGCATGTGCGTCGAAGTGAAAACGACGGTTCGCTTCCGGCCTTTCGCGGTGCCAGCCTATGCGCACCTGATGATCGGCCTTGAGGAATCGCGCGACGATCCGGCTATCCCGATTGCGGAGATGGAACGAGAGGCGCTCGACGCTCTACACGCGCCACATTGGGCAACAGCTTCTCGCACACACCCGGAAAAGGATCGCAGCATGATCGACATCTTTGAACTTGCACCGAGTTACTACGCTCACTCTTCGCGACCATGTTGCGGAACGCTCGATCTCATGTGTCCCCGCTGTTCGCATCACCGTGTTCCGATAGCAACGTGCACCGGCCCCCACGCCGGCAACGATAGCAGCGGTGTCAAGCGGTGGAAAATATCCGGTCAGATAGGGAAGTGGGAAACCGTGAGCCTTGAGCCGTCCGTCAATCTTCACGGTCATTGCGAATGGCATGGCATAATTCAGAACGGCGAGGTCACACAATGAGCCGCCGCAGCCGCCGCGCGTTCCGAAGGTTCGAGCGCGAACATTTCTGCTGGGGCTTTCCGGACGGCAGCTTCGCGTTCGTTCCAGCGTCAGTCGATACCCTCCCGAAGGGCGGAGACGCGAAGCAGGCTCCGTGCGAAAGCAAGGGTAGCGCGGGCGGCAGCGAAGCTGACGAGACGCCCAATCCCGACAATCGCACATCCCGGAGTCCAGGTAATGAGTGACCAGATGATCGAGGAAATCGCGAAGGCGATTTGCGCCGTCAATGAGCCGGACCCTGACGAGCACATGTTGCCGGGAACGCCCTGTTGGGTCGCGCTGATCCCCGAGGCCGAAGCCGCCTATTCCATCCTCAAACCAAGGATAGAACGCTTCAAGGCCACCCTCGACGAAATCGCTCACGCTCGCTGGTCATCGGTAAACGGCGATGATCCGGTGAAGCGAATACAGGACTTTGCCAAAGCCGCGCTTGGCGATGGGGTATCCAGGTCAAGGATAGAACAGCTGGAGGCTCACATTCGCGAGCAAATCACGTTCGCCGACACGCGCATCCAGGACGGCATAGAACTTGGGGCCACGGTATGGCGCATCGCTCTCGAAGATATCGTGCGAGAGAACCGCGCCGCCCTCAACCCACAGCAGGATGGAGGGGAGTAAGATGGAAGAGGATTCTGGGCGCGCTGGAATAGCTACACGCTTGGGGCTTTTGACCGCATCGCCGGATGCGAATGGCTGCCGCCGATTCATGGGCGGCAAAGATGCTGATGGATACGGGCTCTTCTGGGCTGGCGGCAAGATGCGGCGCGCCCATCAAGTCGCGTGGGAAATCGCATATGCCCGAGACTGGCCGCGCGGCAAAGTGGCGCGGCACAGCTGCAACGTGCGGGATTGCGTTAACGCATTTCACATCAGGCCGGGGACCGCGAAAGAGAACCGGATGGACGTTGTGGCCTCTGGAAACGACCCTAGAGCTAACCAGACGCACTGCAAGAGGGGCCACCCGCTCTCGGGCGATAACCTCATTCTACGCCGACGCCAGCGGGGCGAATACCGCGTCTGCCGCGAGTGCCAAAAGGCGTCGGACGCAAAATACAGACAGAGGCGAAATGAAAGGACGATTGATGCCTGACGAAAAAAGCGCTCTCGTCGCAAGCGATCAAGCCGCTTCGCGTCTTGCCCCTACGGGCTTCGATCCTTCGCGCGATCTTGCCGAGGCGTTCTATGACAACAATCCGGACACTTTCTTCACTGGTGAGCTTGATGCCGCCGGAGAGGAAATTACGCGCCCGGTAGCTTGGGATGAGCTATCCGACGAACGCAAGGCGGAAGTTACCCGTCGGGCAGAACTGGAATCAAAGAGCATAGACCAAATCTCGGGCGTAATCTCGGCAATGGCCCCGCTGATCGATCTCTATGCGAACAATGTGGCGCGCGCCGAGGAGCGATTTCAGCGAGAGCGCACCTTTCTCGCCGACTTAATGGCGGAATATCTTCGGCTCACGCATTTCATTGCTAGGAAGGCCGCGCAGGCGCTCGAAGAGCACCCCGCGATAGCGATGGAAGCCCGGCAGGGGCCAGACCCGCAGGGGCTGGACGGCGAAGCCGCGACAGCGCGGGCCTCGCAAGAGGCATCGCCCAACCCCAGCCACCTTCAGAACAGTAGCTCAGGAGAGGGATAGTGTGGGTTGGCCTCGCATCGAAGCACAAGATGGTGATCGTGTGGGGAGCCTTCGCGATCTACGAGCTGACTCAAGGCCATGCCGCTGCTGCTGCGATCTTGCTCGGCGCGGCTCTAATAGCTGCGGCCATCCGGTAGGAGAGGGATAGTGACACAGCGGCTGTGCAAATACGACAAGCGCCCGTGCTTCGTCGGCGTGGCGCCGAATGACAGGCACTGGCGTTGCGACACGCTCTCATGCTTCTACGGACCGGACGCATTGTCGCAACGGTTAGAGGACCTCCGCGCCAGAGCACAGCAGGAGAAAACGAAGCCATGAGCGAGATACCCGCGAGCGTTCAGAATATCACGCCCGAATGTCGCTTCAATCGCGGTGCGTTCGGGGCGCTTACCGAAGCGTGGCAGCGCATTGAAGCCGCTTATGCCGATTACGTTGACGTGCCCGACAACGAATATGTCACTTGGCGGCTCTCGCTTATCCGCGTGGAGGACGACTGACCATGCCTGACCAGCAAACCTCAGAGCAATCCCGTGAGCCCGTCACGCGCGAAATGCTCGAAGCGGGCCGCATCGCGCTCAATGGAGGCATCTACTGCGGCGACACTCGGGCAGACGTTGAGGCGCAGCATGTGGCCGCGATTTACACCGCC